CTTTTTCTGTGACGTCAAGGCCGCTAGCGACTATTTCCTGTACGTGGACCCAAAACACAGGAGCAAGTTTCCCATGATGCCTGTGAGATTGGTCAAGCGTGCGGAGCAATGGGCCAGACAGAACGGTGCGGTTGAGTTTGTGCCGGGCAACAGCGTCATGATTGATCACCGCGTGGCCGAGCTGTACAGATACATGAAGTATGAAATAATAGGGCAACAATTTAGAAAGGATCTACAATGATCACATTTGAATACGATACGATATTCAACGCAGGCAAATATGAATATTATTCACAATCACAACAGGATTACGATGCGCTGACCAACCACATACTGACCATCATCAGTGCTGCCATGAACGGGCCAATGACGCAGGATGACACCTTGTCGGATCATTGGTATCATGAGTTGAGGAAGAAGAGATATCACACCAGCACCAAGCACAAGGGCAAGCAGTCGATCATGGAACAATTTTCACAACTGCTGCTGCAGATCAATCATCCCACCAGGAAGAGGATCAGCGTCAAACAGATAGTGAGATTGAACTGCATATTGGAAGACCTAGAGAAGATTACCAAAAAGCACCTGCCAGAGTTGGATGTGTGGACTACCAGCAAGGTGAGATTGGCACGCAAGGTTAACGAGCAAGGCAACAAGCTCACAAAGTTTTTTGACAACGTTTAGAGATCCGCAGCAATGTTTGACCGCTGCAGGATACACGCGGGTTTTTAGAATCCCTTTTGACCCGCGTGCTAAATAATTTGCTGCAGGTTTCCTTTACACTCTGTAAACGATAGCCATACCCTGCAGCACTAAATTCCCAATTATAAATACCTTGCCCTATATGGGTTTGATCAGCTGTGGTCAGCACGCTATGAACATATACTGCTGCCACAGCGCAAAACAGAAAAGAAAAGGAAAACAAATGACCAAGAACCGAGTAGATGCAGAATGGCTGGCAATCCTAAAACAATTTGCTGACAATTACTGGAAGAAAGAATTAGCAGAAGCGCACGAACTTTTTAATGTCAACTACCCCACAGCGGATGACAAGGACTACATCAAGAAGACCACGTTCCTAGACAACAGCAAGCGTGCCAAATTGCAGATGTTGAAATATCTCGCACAGGCTGCCAGCGGTGCCATACACCCCACAGGTGTCAATACCGAGGAAGAAAAGAACAACGCTGCCAAGCTGATTGAACTAGCACAGAAGAGAATAGCTATCAAGAACGAGGAATAATGTCCAAGATACCCTTCCGGGTGTTTTTGGATACGTTGAACATCATATCGCAACAGAAGACACCAGACGTACATATCGAGATCGCTGACTGGCTTGAGGCCACGGAGACCAACCAGCGTCGCATACTGCAGTGTTTCAGGCACGGTGGCAAGAGTTTCATCATTGGTGCCTACGTGTGCTGGAAGTTGCTGACGGATCCCAACTGGACCTGCCTGCTGATATCTGCCAAGCGAAACCTTGCGCTGCGTAACTCTATGTTCATTCGTAACACCATAGAGAGCCATCCCATGCTGCAGCATCTCAAATCAGAATTATACACATGGAAGTCAGAGACATTTACAGTGGAGCGGCCCATCATGCAATTAAACCCATCTGTCACCGTGTCATCACTGGGGGCATCATTCACAGGACTGCATGCCAACTGCGTGATAGCGGATGATGTGGAGACCTCGGACAACGTGCTCAGCGCTGACATGCGAGCCAAAACTAAAGAACGAGTTACAGAGTTTGGTAAACTGGCCAACAACATCTTGATGGTGGGAACACCGCACCACGAGGACAGCATCTACGATCATTTGCATTCGGTGGGATACGAGCTAAAGAAAATACCTGCGGTTAGGACCAGGGAGATCAAACAGGAAGATGGCACAATGATGGAAGAGGATTATCTTGCTTGGCCCGACCACCCGGAAGGCATGTTCACTTTCCAATGGTTGGAGCGTCAGCGTAACGAGACCACAGAGGGTGACTACATGTCGCAATACATGTTGGTGCCACAGAACATATTCCAACCGTTGGTGCAACTAGAGAACATCAAATACTACAACGAAGAACTGGTATGGCAGAACATCGCACAACCATTTGGCACATACATCACCAGTTGCAAGATTGGCAGAAATCAGATCACTCGCTTGTGTGCCGCATGGGACGCTGCCACAGGACTGCAAGGTAGAGATGCCTCGGTGCTGGCAGTGGCCGCTAGGGATCCGGACGGCAACACCTACATACACGACATGGTCACGCTGTCGGCCGTGGACAAGGAAACCAAAGACTTCTCTGGGCAGTGCAGGGAGATAATTGAAACTTGCAAGTCACACAAGATATCACACGTGTACGTGGAAGAAAACTTCAGCAGCACGCTGGCCAATGAATTGAGGAGGGTGGCTCGCGAAATGAAGATCATGGTGCAGGTGGTGCCCAAGTTCCGTAACAAAAACAAGATGGTGTTCATAGCACAGATTATGGAACCACTGATCAAAGTGGGCAGGTTGTTTGTGCATGAGCGTGTGAGGGACAAGTCAGCATTCATGGATGAACTGCAGGCATTTCCAAGAATGAAACACGATGACTGCATAGATGCCGCGGCAGAGGCCATCAGCAACTTACCAAATCTCTCGGTAGATGTGAGCAAGGTGGCCAAGATATTCAACCCCCTACAGAACACCGGATCTAGGTTTAGAATCAACTAACCTAGATAAATAGTTTTGAACAACTAGAGTTATTTATAATAATAACACACGCGCGAAAGGACACAAAAATTATGGGAGGCTCTCCATCACCATCACCAACACCAGTTCCAGTTCCTGTGCCAGTGCCAACACCGGTACCCACACCAGTAACTTCACAGATTAGATCCAGCGGAAGACCATTGCAGGCCGGCCAACGGGGAAGAGGTGTTTTGATACAGACAGGTACAGCATTGGGTGCTCAACCGCAACCGGGCTCTATCGAACAGAAAAATTTATTACAACCAGAACAACAGATTGCACAAAACATCTTGAGATTGATGGGTGGAGGATACTAACATGGGAGGCCTATTTCCCAAGCCACCAGCTCCTCCAAACATGGAAGAGCAATACAGATTGCAAAAAAAATTGCAGGACGAAGCCACGTCAGAAGCCACAATGAAAGCCGAAGCAGAGAGAAAGAAAGCTTCTCTAGAAAGGCAACGTATGGAAGCAAAAAGGAGAGCAGGAAGTTCTCTGATCACCAGACGAGAAGGTGGATTGCTGGCAACTGAAGATACAGACACAGGTGTAGGATTGCAGACTCTATACGGACAGGATTAATCCATGAAGGATTTCATCTCTAGGGCATATCGATTAGCAAAGACGGAACGTCAAGTTCACGAGAGCGAGATGTCTGAAGCGTACCTTTACACCAAGCCCAACAGAGATATCTATAGGACCGGAGCGGACGTAACAGATCGCAAAAAGATATTTGACAGCACAGCACCAGATGGTGTGCAGAATCTAGTTTCCACGATATTGAATCTATTGATACCACAGAACCAACAGTGGGCTACTTTATCTGTGAGAGAAGATCTCAAAGAGCGTGTAGCGATGGACATCAAGATGCAGTTGGACATGGCCAACAGGACAGTGTTCAAGACATTGAGAGACAGCAATTTTTACCTTGCCAGCTCTGAAGCATTGACAGATGCCGTGATAGCGGGAGTGGGTTGCCTAGGCACCTACGAGGAGAACAAAGGCATCAATTTCATAGCCATACCCAGCAATCAATTGTATTTCTTAGACAACCACAAAGGTGAAGTTGACACAGTGTTTAGAGATCATTCTCTTTCTGGCACGCATCTTTTAGAAAATTACAAAAACAAACTGTCCGACAGCATGCGAGAAGCCTGCAGCAAAGACCCCTTCAAATATCACAAGGTGCTGGAGAGCTGTTTTAGGATGCCCAATGACAAGGATTACACTTACGTGGTGCAATTGGCAGAGAACGGTGACATACTGGAACAGACCACCATGCCTGTGCAGATGTTCACGGTGTTTAGATTTGACAAGACCATAGGTGACAGCTGGGGTAGTTCTCCTGTTAGGATGGCATTACCACACATTAGAGTTATCAACGAAGCACAGATGTTGTTCATGCAGGCAGCAGCGTATCTATCGCTGGGTGCTTGGCAAGTGAGTTCAGACACAGCGGTTAACTTTGGCAACATGAAACTGCGTCCAGGTGACGTGGTCACAGTGGATCAACCTTTACAGGCCATACCATTTGCGGGCAATGTAAACATCACAGAAGCCACTATAGACAATCACAGAAGACAGATCCAAAGGATGCTGTTCAATGATGTGATACTGCCAGCAGACAAACCCACTTACCAAACTGCGGCCGAAGTGCAGATAAGGCAAGCGGAGTTTTACAGACGATTGGGTCCATATGGACTGCGATTGGAACAGGAATTTTTGAGACCATTGATAGGCAATTTGATCACGAGATTACAGATGCGTGGTGAGATACAGCCGTTCCAGATAGGCTCCGAGCTTTTGGAACTGGTGGTAAATTCAGCAGTGAAGAGAGGCATAGCACTCACAGAAATTACCAGAGACCTACAGATACTGCAACAGGTATCAGCGCTGGGACCAAATGCGTTGTTAAATGTTGACATGCAGAAACTTGCCCGCAAGATCTTGCGTGATGGGGACATGAGCCCAGAAGTGTTGAAATCAGAAATGGAAGTGCAAGAGGCCATAGAGCAACAAAATGCACAGGCACAGCAACAGCAATTGTTGATGTTGGCACAGCAGATGCAGGCCCAGAACACCCAAACTCCCACCGCTGCCTAGACCAGATAGATAAATATCTGCGAACGTAAAACAAACAAACAGAACAGAAAATGAATCGTAGCATGAGTCAACTTCAGCAATTCTACCGACAGGTATTTGAATCTCCAGCAGGACAGGCAGTGTTGAGTGATCTAGACAGGATCATCAATCAGACCCGCGTGACCAGCGACAGCCCAAATCCCTATGCCGCAGTGTACATAATCGCACAGCAGCAGTTGATACGCAGGATCAAGAACATGTGTAGCGAAAAATCTGTTTCCAACGATAAGGATCACATAATCTAATATGGAAGCACAAACAAACACAGCAGCCCCAGCACAACAGCCAGCGGCAGCACCAGCAGAACATCTAATGGATACCAACACAGCACCACAGGTGGTGCCTAACACAGTGCCCACACCAGCAGAACTGGCAGCGGGACAGACACAACAGGACAGGCCGGGTTGGTTGCCAGAAAAATTTAAATCACCAGAGGACCTAGCCAAGAGCTACACAGAACTGGAAAAGAAGATCAGCACCAAGGTGCCAGAGAAATACGACTGGAGCATAACGCAAGAGTTTGGACTGGAAAGCATGCCACCTGAACTGGACACAGAAGTTTCAACAGCATTCAAGAAAGCAGGATTCAGCCAGGACCAAGTCAAGACAGCATTGGCATTGTATGCCGATCAGATGGCCAGGATACAGGGACAACTCAGCACGTTGCCACAAGTGGACCTTGCAGCGGAGAGACAGAGCCTAGAGAAAACTTGGGGACAGGATACCAACGCAAGATTGGATTCGGTGCGCAAGTTTGCAACCACATTGCCAGAGAGAGTATTGACCAAGCCCCTGATCGATACTGCGGAGGGCATACAATTCTTGGAGCAATTGATGAGCAACAACAGGCCACCAAATCCCATAACAAACACAGTAAGCACCCCTGCCAAGGATGGCATAGCAATCAGAGAAGAGATACGCAGCATGCGTGTTGACGAGAAGATGAAATTGCCACCAGGTGATCCAGTGGGTGAAGCTCACAGGCAGAACCTTTACAATCTATACGAGCAACTAGACAGACTAGAACGCAAGAGATAACATATGAAAATAGCTGATCAATTGGAGCTATTCAAGTATGTGATAGTGTACAAGAATCTCCTGCGCAAGGACACTTGCGAAACATTAATGGCTTGGCTTAAGACCCTGCCCGAGGCAGACAACGCTTGGGATGGTTGGGAAGTCAGCAAGGTTGCCACAGAGCACGACAAACAGGAAGTCACAGATCATCGCACCTGCCACTTCACCATGCTGAACGCTGCACGCTATCCGCACTTTGAAAAGATAGAACAGGCACTGGCACACATCTTTGAGACCTATCCCTTTGAACACAGGAGCTACGAGCACACGGGTGTGCAGGTGATCCGCTACAAAAAAGGACACAAGTTCAAGGAACACATAGATCATTACTCGGGTGGACACAGGACATTGAGCATCAGCATATTGCTCAACAGCGACTTCATGGGTGGCACATTGAGTTTTTGGCAGGGCAGATACGTGCCCACTGCATTTGGTGATGCGGGTGATGCCTGCGTGTTCCCCAGCAACCTATGCTTCCCGCACCAGGTCGAGCCGGTGCTGGATGGAGAGCGATATGCCATAATCGTTTGGTTCGCATGACACGCAAACAAAAAGAACACAAGCGTTATCAGATCATGTGGACGGTGTATCACAGCATCTTGGTCATTGAATTGGCCATGATCATAGCGATAGAATTTGTAGAACTTGTAAGGTATTGGTAATGGCATATCTAAATTTAAGCACACCACCCATCTACGCAAACATACGCAGAGAATATCTCTATGATCTCAAGCAGCATCACGGTGAGTCAGAACCCTGTGTGATATTTGGCATGGCATCTGTGGTGGGCAGGGCATTGATGTTTCATGTAATGCTGGGCAATGGTGCTTGTTATTGGAGATTACCAATCAGTGCATTCTTCCAAAAAGGATTTGATCGCA